TGAAAATATTAATACCTTGTAAAGTTGTTTGTCAAATAATTGTTTCTGCTGCCACCAATCTGTTTGTATTTCATTAAATCGTGGTCTCATATTTTTTTATTTGGTAAAATATAGTTTTGATTCTGTTGCCCTACGTATTGTTAAACCTTTTAGAACTTTACCACCTGCCTTATCCCATCGCTTAAATTCTGCTTCAATAGTCTTATCATTAGGATTAGCTTTTACCTTTCTAAATAAAGTACTACCGCTTAGTGCTGCATTACCGCAGTTATACTGGAACAATAATAAGGCATCGAACTGGTTTTGTGTTACTATTGTCTTTGCTAGTATTTTATTTAAAAAATTCGCTTTCCTATCTACCTCGTTTTTTAATAACAAATCTGCATCCGCTTGTGTTATTTTATCTCCCATTTTAAAAGGATTGCCTTTGCTATCTAAAATACTTCCAAATCCAATAGTTACCACATTAGCCGGACATCGATATGCTTCTAATTTACAACCCTCAAATAATTTTAGTAACCTAAAAAACTCATCTGATGGATTCATATATCTAGTATTTTTATAAACTTAATTAAATACGGAATTGAGAAACCAATTAATAAAGCAATTAGCCAATAAATAACTTTATTCTTTCTGCCTACCTTACTTGTTAAATCCTCTTTTGACTTCTGAACTGATGTAGTAACTTTTAAAAGTGAATCTAAACTAGCATTTAAAATTGTTAATTTAGCAGTACTTTCAACTGACTTTGTAATATAAACAGTCTTGTACGGTAATTTTACGTACACTTTTTTCGTCCTATAAATTGTATCTATTTGGCACAAACTTGTATCAAAGTGAGGGTAAATTACTTGGATTGTTGTATCAAAGTGAGTGATGATTGTATCTATTTGGATGACATTACAAGGAAACGAATCTAAGGCGATTTTAGCAACTATTTTTGGATAGCTGCCCAATGCCTTATTAACTTGTTTTGTCGCCTTGTTTGAAGTGTAGCAGCTACCTAATAAGATAACTGCTACTAATAGACTATAAACCCTTAACATCGTGATCCTTAGAATATAATCCTAATAGCACAACTCCGATAGCAGCAACTAATTGTATTCCGCTTTTATTGGTAAAAGTTCCTGCATTGTATGCCTGAATCAAAGCATCTAAAATAAAAGGCGCACCTGCAAGTAAACCTGCAATACTGGTTTTAAAGTTTTTCATTTTTATCATTTTTTAAAAGTTTAAATAAGGTATATGCAATAGATAATACAAGTAATGTAATGCGCAAATAAGTTTCAATGTTCGTCATAGAAACCGAAAGTGCAAACCCATTTAAAATATATATTTTGTAGTCTTGCCAGTTCATAGATCTTGTTTTACGAAACGTGGATATTGAGATAAAATAACTGAATCTATCGGAGTATTACTAACTCCCCATACCGCAACTACTGAAGCAGGAATATAACAATTAAAATCAGCTAACTGTTGGTTGTTCTTACCTCTTAATGTTACATAGGTATTACAGCCTTCTCCGTTACTTGAAAGGTTGTTAGCAGTCCAACTTAATGACCAAGCAAAATCGCCTGAGTAATTAACGATTACTGGTTTAATTAGGATGCCACCCTTTTGGTAGTAGATTGTATCTTTTCCAATTATTGCAGTATCGGAATTGTTTCTAAACATTTGCGCTTTTGTTGACAATGATGCCAACACTAAAACTAATAGGATTATTTTTTTCATTTTTTTATTTCTTTAGGTTTTGTTGCGATTAATTCATATTTACTAAGTGCTTCAAGTACATAGTTTGAAGCTGCTTTACTATCCAATTGCTTTTGTATAATTGCAATTACGTTTTTAAAAGTGGTAGTATCCATCTTTACAATTAATGTGTCAGAAACTTGGCTAAATGCTGCTGACATACTTAATGCCATTACTAAGGTTGTAATTGTTTTTTTCATTACTTGTTTTTTAATGTTTGAATTTCTGTTTCTAATTCTTTTATTTGTGATGATAGTTCCTTAATAGCTGCAACTAATAATGGTATTGTTTCACTATAACTTACACCTAAATTACCTGTAGATTTATCTATTGTAACTGCTTCAGGTAAAACTTTTAAAACATCTTGTGCTATTAAAAAAGGTCTTTTAGTTCCAACTTCATCAGTTTTGTATCTACCTATAACAGACCTTAAAGAATCTACTTTATTTAAAGCATTTTCAATAGGTAATAAATCAGTCTTTAATCTTTCATCTGAATTTGCAATCCAAGCAACACCACCAACTGCTAAATAAACTCCGTTTGCTGCATTTGCTTGAACATATATAGGATAAGAAGTTAAAGTCCTTATGTAATAAGCATCTTGATTTGCTAATAAATGACCTATATTAGTTCCATTATTAAAATCTAATGAGATTGTAGCGGAATAAGTATTATCAGAATATACTCCTATACCACCTACTGTTTTAACTGAAAGTGGTTTTGCAGGACTTGTAGTTCCTATTCCTACATTGCCTGAACCATCTATTGACATTCTATAAGCAGATGCAGTTAATGAATAAAACCTTAATGCAGCTTGACCTGCTACTGCTCCACCATCACTTTGAATAATCCAATTAGAAGCAGTACTACCTGTATTTTTTAATTCTAATCCACTTGCAGTTCCTGAACTTATAACTGATAATGCAGTAGTTGCTGAAGTATTAAATGTAGCTGCTCCTGTAGAACCATCTAATTTTAATCTTTGCGTAGCATTAGTTCCTAAAATTAAATCAGTAGCATTATTTGTAAAAAATTGAGAAGAATAAACAGAAGAACCTATTAAACCTGAACCTGTACTATTTGCCATCCCTATAAATAAATCAGCTCCTGTACTTGTAAACCTAAGATATTGTGAACCTGTTCCCGGTGAAGTGTTAGTAAGAAAATTTGTAGCAGAAGAAAGAGTAAGCAACCCTGTAAGTGTACCACCTGTTAATGATAGATATCCACTTAATGCAGCAGTAGATGCTTTGTTATTAAAAGTTGTCCAATCTGTAGATGACAAATAACCATTTACAGATGTAGTTGCCACAGGAATAGAAATAGTATTTGTAGTCCTTACTAAAGGAGATGAAAATGTTAATACAGATTCTTTACCATTAAACGTACTCCAATCAGTAGAACTTAAATATCCATTTACTGAACTGGTTGCAGCAGGAATAGAAATAGCAGGTGTAGTTCCTCCGCTTGATACTATTGGAGAAGTTCCTGTAACACTTGTTACATAAGTTCCTGCAGCTTGATACTGTGGAATATTTAAAGTATTAGAACTAAAGGTTGCTGCTCCACTTGTGCCTGTGGTAGTTAATGTTATTGTTGCTTGTTTTGTATTTATACGGTTAGATAAAGAACTTGTATCAGCCTTTCTTAAGTAAGGACTTAACATAGAAGCAGTATCACTTATATTTAATTTTAAATTTATTCGGTTACTTAATGAAGTTGTATCACTACTAATTGCTTGTGTAGATAAAACACCATTTAAATCTGCCACTACCATCCTAGTTCCTGTACCTGAAAGATTATATACTTGAACATTACCACCTGCTTTTAATTTTATTACTGGAGCAACATTTGATTCATTAAAAGCCAAATCATTGTTATCAGAAGAAAAATCCCATAACTTATTAGATGAAGATGTATTTTGAAATATTAATCCACCACTTGTATTTGTAGTATTCATTAAAATATTACCATTATAACTACCTACTTGTAAAGCACCGAATGAACCTGCCGTTGTATTTACACTTACCGCACTTCCGTTGTCTTTAATATTACTATTTCCGATCGTAGTTGCTGAAGTAAATTTTGCAACTGTGTTTGTAGTTCCGCTTAGTGCATCCGCTTTTGCATTGATACGATTTGATAAACTTGCAGTATCAGTAGAATTTAATTTTGTATTTATACGATTAGATAAAGAAACTGTATCACTAGAACTTAATTTTAAATTTATTCTATTAGACAAAGAAGCAGTATCACTATAATTCATTTTATTATTAAATGTACTCCAATCAGCACTTGATAAAGCACCTCTTTTAGTTGAAGATGCAGTAGGTAAATTAAATGTATGTGTATCTGTTAAGCTATTAATTGCAAAGTCATTGCCACTTGTTCCTACTGCTAAGTATTGAGTATTTGCAGTTAATCCATTTAACGCACTAACTCCACCGGCAAAGTTTGTAATAATTTCGCAAAGATGTGAATTTTCTGTGTGCATTGTAATTGTCCTACCGCCTGTACTATTAACAATGTAAACTCTTATTGCAAGTCTATCAGTTGCAAGTAAAGTTGTTTGAGGAATTGCCAAAGCAGTTAAATATAAATCTATTGTAGTTCCGTTAGTAATTGCTTCGGGATTTGCAGATGAAGATGCAATACTTGTAAAATTTGTTCCATCATATTTGAGTAGTTCAACATAGAATTTAGGAGTACCACCTGAAGAAGATGCACTCATATAAATTTCAAAGTTCCAATTACCAGCAGGAATTTCAAGTCTATTTGGGTCTGCAACATCAGTAATAAATTGAGATATTAAACCATTTCCTGCTAGTGAAAAATCAGTACCTGCACCAATAACTGGAGTTCTGTTCATCTCATGATAAACGCTTCCCCCTATTGTACCTTGATTAACACTACCATTTAAATAGTAATCTACCGAACTACCACCGCTTGCATTTGATGGCAAAGTAGCTAATTGACCATCTCCTCTTATATATTGTGCAGCAGTTCCTGCACCTGTTACTGCAATCGTTCCTGTGCTTGTTACAGGACTATTAGTGACATTAAATGCTGCCGGCATAGATAAGCCTACACTTGTTACCGCAGCCTTCAAATAAGGACTAAGCATTGCTGCAGTATCACTATATTTAACTCGTAAATCAATCCTATTAGATAAACTTGCAGTATCAGAACTATTTAATTTTAAATTAATTCTGTTAGATAAAGAACTTGTATCTGCTTTTCTAAGATAAGGATTAAGCATTCCTGCCGTATCGCTAATATTTAGTTTTAAATTTATTCTGTTTGAAATAGATGTAGAATCAAAAACAGGAATAGTGTAAGTACGATTTGCACTTAAATCAAAAGTTTGTGAATTAATTGTTATAGTAGTTGCTTTATCTGCCTTTAAGTTAATTCTATTTGATAAATTAACTGTGTCCTCAACCAATGCTATCGTACCGTCTCTTACTGGTAAATTATAACTTCTCGAATTATTTTGTAAACCTTGATTAGCATAATTAAAAATATTGGATTGAGTATATGTAGTAGCACCTTGCATCCAACCTGTATAAAAAGAAAAACCTGTCCTAAATGGTGTAAGGCTTGTATAATCTAAAGTTTCATTTTGTATTCCACCTTGATTTTGTATTTCTAATAAATTAGAAGTTTTTAATTTAGTAGCACTTAATTTAAAAGAACCTAAATCTACATTTTTATTTGCTCCGACATAAGGCACATAATTATCTGATAAAGTATCTGAATACTTAGGGATATTCAAAGTTGAACCAATATATGTTGCTGATCCGCTTTTAAAGTTTGTTGTTAAAATTAAATTATCTAGTTTGTTATCAATTCTTCTTGATAAACTTGCCGTATCTAATTTTCTTAAATAAGGCGAAAGCATCGCTGCCGTATCGCTTATATTAAGTTTTAAATTTATCCTATTTGACAAACTTGCAGTATCTAATTTTCTTAAGTATACACTTAGCATTTGCGCCGTGTCGCTTACATTTAATTTGCCGTTAATTCTATTTGAAATATTGCTACTATCTAAGTTTGCTTTAATCCATTGGTAACCGCTATAAACATAAAGTCCACTATCGGTTACATTATACCTTATCTGTCCGGCATCTCTACCGCCTGTAATATTTCTTAAAGCATTGATATTTAACGGAATAGTTAAAACACTATCCGTTAAAAATCTTTTTACTGGTCCATATCCTGCCTGTGGCATAGCTTGATAAACCTGCGCTTTTAGTCCAAAAGATATAAATATTAATGTAATTACAATAATGGCACGTTGCATCCTGTAAATTCGTTTTGTGTTTGAATATTAATTGTTAACTCTACTCCTGCTAAATAATCTTCGTACTTATCCGATATCGCATTGAAAGAAACGTTGTCATCTATTGAGTAATTCTTTCTGCCTGTTCTAATTAAACTTAAAATGTCAGAAGCAGTTTGTACTTGATCGCTTATAACATCATCCTCAAACTCCGCCTCTTTACCACTTTTATCTAAAAAGAAAAATTGAACATTATATATTTGTTCTCTGCCTATGTTTAAACTGCCTGAATTAACAGAAAAACAAGCTATCGGATAAACTGGCTGCTCATCTCTTAGTAACCACTCTTTCGGTGTTGCGTGTTTTACTGTTTTTATCATTGCGTGGCTTTGCAATAGACTTGTTATTGTTGTTATTAACTGATTGTAGGTCATAAAATAAAACTCTTTGAATTAGTGCTTTTTTATAAGCCATATTTATCGAATTGTAAATGAAAATAACTCTCCTGCTTGTGTTACATCTCCAGTAGGTAAGGTAACAATATTACCAACAATTTGTAAGTACATAGGATTTGCAGTAGGTAAGTTTGTAATACCTTTTACAAGTCCTGACCTCATTGCTATTAACACTACTTTATTAACCAATCCACCAACTGAGAAACTACTATCTCCTGCTGCCGGTGTATGATAAATAGTTGTTGCTCCTCCTGTTGTTGCATTATTAGAAAATACCCTTACTCCATCAATAATATTACCTAAATAAATAGGACTTGTATATGCTTTAAGTTCAGGGAATATTACATCCAAACCAGTAGCAGGATTAAAGTATTCAGAGAATAACAAATAGTTCTCTCTTAAATAATTAATCAATCTTTGCTTATAAAACTCTGCAGTCTTTTTATATTCATTACCAATTAATTCTAAATCTGCTCTGCTTGGTGTGTTACTTTCCTCACTTGTTTTTTGCAATATACCTTTACTAAAAAATTGATAACCTAATCCAAAGGGTAATAAACTCATAGTGTACCAAACCAAACAATCGGTAATAAAATTATCTAATAAAGACTTTTCTAAATTAGATAAATTACCTGCTTCAATTCCTGACTGTAAACGTAAATATAAAGTTGAACCTAAAGCAGGTTGAACATATAAATCTTGTGCTACTTTAATGTGTGGCTTTAACTGTTTACCATCAATAGCATCACTTATTCCTGTTCTGCTTTTAATTAAATTCTCCGATATGAATAATATATTTGCGCTCATTTATTTTTTCTTTTTAATTATTAATGCTCTCCATTCGTGTCTGCATTGTGTCTCAATATCTCCACCATTATTCCAAAATCCACCAACTCTATCAAATACTGAATAACCTAATCTTGCACTCATTTGCTCTATTCTTGCTCTTGACCATAATTGTGTTTCTGAAAGTTGAATCATTTTAACGCAAAATGGTCTTGATGTTGCTATTAGTTTTTGTTCTCCTAATGCTTCTAATGTTGCCCTTAAAGAATATTTATAAGCAATAGATAGTAAGTTTTTAGGCTTAGGCGCATCTGCTTCAACATTTGTTCTTACTCTTTCAATAACTTTATCTTGACCTACCTTTACTTCTTTAACATCTAATATCTTATTGTCAATTAAACTTTGCAAGGCTGCATCTATAACCTTTACATCTTGCTTTAAAACCTCTGCAAGTCCTTCGCTACTAATTCTCTTATCCTTCTTAATATAACCCAAAATATCGGCTTCTAATTGGCTTAGCTGCTTAACTTCTGCAAAGTAGTTAAACTCTCTTGCAGATTTGTCACTCAACACCTCATAATCGGATAGATTCTCGCCAAACTCTGCAAACATTTCTAAAAGTTCTGTTTCTCTTTCTTCTTCTGAAAATTGCTCAGTATCTAATCCTAAAAAAGTATTTACATCGCTATCGGTAAAAGCAAATCCATTCTTTAACATTAATGCAGCTTGTTCTTTAGAAAGTTTACCATTAGTAAACTGTCTAACAATCCTCATAACGTTTTGGTATTGTCTGCCGGTAAGATTCTTTATAGAATCATTTGAAGCTGCAATAGGTTGCTCAATAGGTTTATTTAAATCTGTTAAAATAGGTGCAGTAACTTCTGATGCTAAACCTAACTTATCTCTAATTTCTTCTCTTGTCATATTAGCAGCCATAACTCCTTCGCTAAATTCAAAACTTAATGGCTCAACTGGTATTAATTCATAATCTCCTTTAATACCTACATATTCAAATAACTGATTAAATACCTCTTCTATCGCTTGTTGCCTTTCGTTTACATACGTATTAGCGAATATTTTATACGCATCTCTTATCTCTGTTGAACCACCTAATTGCCCTTCAGTTTTAATACCAAATAATGAAGGCGATGTAACCTGATGACAGGCAAAGATTTCTTGCTGAATTAAATTATTTACGTTTGTAAAATCTTCTTTGGTTAACATAGTAGAAGATAAAGGCAAAATCTCTGCACTATTATCTTTTGACTTGTTAAACATTATAACAACTCTATCGCCTTCGCTTCCTGTAAACTTCTTTTTAATTCCTCTTTCAACTGCTTCTTTTGCTTCCTCTGCCGGTTCGCCACCATTTAGATTAATTAAAGTAGTAGCAACAAAACCATC